GTACATTCCTCTTTACAGATGTCAGAGGTTTTACAAGTTTATCAGAAAGGTTAGAGCCAGAAGAGGTGACTGAAATTATGAATAAAGCTTTGACTATTCAGGCTGATGCAGTTAAAAGAAATGGTGGGATGGTAGATAAATATATAGGAGATGCAATGATGGCAATCTTCAATGCTCCAGTAAGCCTAGACGAACATGAGAATAAAGCCATCCAAACAGCGTTAGAGATACACCGAGATATGGCAGAAGCCAAGCTAGGAATAGAGATAGGTATCGGCATAAATACAGGAGAGGCGGTAATAGGTAATATGGGTAGTGATTCAAGGTTTGATTACTCTGCGATTGGTGATGCTGTTAATCTTGCGGCAAGACTTGAAAGCTCTACTAAAGAAGTAGGCGAGGATATAGTTGTTGGTGTAAATACGATAGCAGGTTCTACTACCCAAGCTAAATTGTTAGACCCTATCTATGTCAAGGGTAAAGCAGAACCTATTATCATATATACAATCTAATCGTCCATCTTCCTAGCATTTAAATTAGATTCGATATAACTATGCACCTCATCTAATTTCTTTGTAGCTTCTCTGACTATTGTATTAAGTGTTGAGTATTCTTCTACACTAAAGTACTTCTTGAGTTGCGTGATGTCCGTACTTAATCTTTCAGTGACTAAGTTGCCTGTCCTATTATACAATAGTTTATATCCAAGCAACTCAGCTTCTTCTCTTTTCTTTTTCATTATTCAATCCCTGTAAAAGTTACAGAGTCTTGCCTCCCTCTTAATCCTGCTTTCATGTAAGTGGTTGCTCGTCCTTCAAAGAAGTTCTGATGCTCAACACCCATGACTTCATCTAGCCAAGTAAGTGGGTTTTCTTTCTGGTCATAGTTAGTCTTCAATCCTAACTGTAGTAACCTACGGTCAGCAATGTATCTGTTATAAGCATACATGTCTTTCTTAGTTAGTCCTTGTAAGTCTCCCATCTCAAACACTAAGTCTAAGAATTTGTCTTCAAGTTCTACCATGTCCCTACAGATTTGATATAGCTCTGCTTTGAAATCGTCTGTCCAAATCTCAATGTTCTCTTGAATAAATTCACGGAACAATTTAGTCATAGCTTCAACGTGCATAGACTCATCACGGATAGAGTAAGTAACAATCTGTCCCATACCTTTCATCTTACCAAAGCGTGGGAAGTTAAGCAAGATAGCAAAGCTACTAAATAATTGTAGCCCTTCTGTAAACGCTGAGTATACTGCTAATGTTTTAGCAATAGTTCTCTTGTCAGACTTAAGTGGTTTAAAGTTACCTACATAATCATGCTTGTCTGCCATCTCTTCATACTCTGAGAAAGCTTTGTATTCTATCTCAGGCATTCCAACTGTGTCAAGTAGTAAGCTGTATGCATCTTGGTGTATAGATTCCATGTTAGCAAACGATGACATCATCATCCTAGCTTCAGGCTTCTTGAAGATAGGCATATACTTATCTACATATCCTGCACCTACGTCTACATCAGACTGTGTAAACAATCTAAATATCTGTGTCAGTAAATGTTTTTCTTCAGGACTTACATCCTGCCAATCTTTTACATCGGTGTGCAGTGGAACTGATTCAGGCATCCAGTGCATTTGATTTTGTAGTTTGTAATACTCATACATCCAAGGGTATTCAAACGGTTTATAATAGTCTCTAGTTGTTAATAAGCTCATAACTTTTATTCCTTTGGTAAATATACTATTGTTAATGAACCACACTTAGGACAACCTAAATTGGTTTCCATCATGAAGTTCTCATCTTCTTCGTCTATGTCGTGGTCTCCACCCCATATCAGTTCTGTTTTGCAGTGCCAACAATCCATACTATCCCTCACACGCTATACATTCTACATCGTCTAAACGAATGCGTGGAACTTTAGTGTTCACGTTCTCTACATTTCTAGCTGCATTAGTTCTAAAGTAATACAACGATTTTAATTTATTCATACCATACCAGTGTACATCATTCACATACTGCATATAATCATCATGCACTTCTTGTGGTTCTGTACTTTTAGGTATAGTAAAGAATAGGTTGACAGACTGTGCTTGACACACAAACTCCTGTCTTTTTGCAGCATGTTCAACAATCCATATTTGATTTATCTCATTAGCTGTTTTAAATATTTCTTTCTCATCATCAGTAAGTATATCTAAATGTTGAACTGAACCTTCATTAGCTGATATATCTTTCCAAATGTTTTCTAACTCTTTACCTTTTAAACCTTTACCTTTAAAAAGCTTTTCAAGATATTTATTTTTTACTTGATAGCTTCCGGATAAAGTTTTGTGAGTATAGCAGTTAGCCCTGTAAGGTTCAATACTAGGAGAAGTACCACTGCAGATAATCCCACTACTAGCATTAGGAGCAATAGCAAGGAGATTAGCATTACGCTTACCACTGCCGTGGATATCAGGAGCCTCACCCCTTTGAATAGCCAACTCTTTAGTTGCTTCCTTTGCCTTTCCTTTAATGTAAGTAAATGCCTTAAAGTTAAACCCAGTTGCGTAAATGCCTTCGAAAGGAAGTGACCTAGATTGAAGATAAGCATGGAAACCCATAGCACCGAGACCGAGACTCCTTTCTCGATACGCTGAGTAGGCACTCTTGGTAAAGCCTTCCTTACCTTCTTTAACATATTTTTGAAAACGTTTAAAATTTGCACTGTATTCTCCTAACTGTGTTGTGTCTATTGCGTTGTCAATGTAATGCTGTAAAACATTATCAAGCATGGTTATTAAATCCTCAATGAACAAGTCATCTTTTGACCAGTCATCAAAGTGTTCTAAGTTTACGGATGATAAACAACATACTGCTGTTCGTTCTTCATCAGTTGGTAAAGTAATCTCTGAACATAAATTACTCTGTCTTATTTTAAGACCTAAGTCTTTTTGTTTTTGAGGTAAAGCATTATTACATGCATCAATATTAACCATGTAAGGCTCACCTGTTTCTGCTCTAGCATGTATAATCTGCCACCATAAGTCTCTAGCATTAACTATCTTAACAGCTTCATTACTTTTAGGGTCTATCAATCTCCAGTCTTCATCGTTCTGTACTGCTTCAAGAAAAGAATTAGTAATGTTTATACCATTATGTATGTTAAGATTTTTTCTGTTTATATCTCCGCCTGATTCTTTTCTCATGTTTATAAACTCTTCAATCTCAGGGTGGCTTATATCCATGTAAGCTGCATAGCTACCACGTCTTGTTGTGCCTTGGTTAAAGGCTAACATCTGTGAATCTACTACGTGGATGAAAGGAATTGAACCAGTAGAACGACTGCCATGAGTAGTTGAAATACCGTTGCTCCTAATATCGCCCCAATATCCACCGATGCCTCCACCTGAACTAGCCAACCAAATGTTCTCATCATAGTGAGCAGATAAACCACCCCTGCTGTCAGGAACATAATTGAGGAAACAACTGATAGGAAGCCCACGAGTGGTACCCCCGTTACTAAGAATAGGAGTGCTAAACATGAACCAACGAGAGGAAGCGTAGTTATAAAGTCTTTGAGCCAATTCAAAATCTGTCTCACCTTTGTAGGTTGCTCCGAAGACGGAGGCTCTTGCGAATGCTTCTTGTGCATGTGTTTCTCCTTCCCAAAGATATCTGTCTTTGAGTGTATCTAAACTAAATTTATCAAATGTTTTTTCTTTGTTATAATCTATTTCAATTCCTAAGTAAGGCTTAGTTCCTATTTTATCTTCAATCATTTTGTTCTTCCTTATTATTTACATATAAAGCTATTATAGTATAATGTATAATCTTCATAAGGTCTTGATTAGATTTACCATTCTTCTTTCCAAACCTCATAGCATACTTCATAATATTACCTATACAAAATCCTTCTCCATATCCCGAATCAATTATCATATCTGTTGCTTGATACTTTCCATTAGCATAATGTTGGTCATATGTATTACCTATATAAGATTTTACTTCGTTTAATATTTTATCTTCTCTAAACTTATACTCCACTCTTCCACTCCTTTGGTAAGGTTTCTTCACTATACCATTTAAAATTATTCGTCTCTGCCCATTCAGCATGAGTTCTTTTTGTACCATCTTTTCTTACCTTTGCTCCCGGCATAGGAGATAAAGGTTTTTGAAATAAGAAAACTAATTCCATATAATCAGGTAATGCTTTTCTAATATGTATATATTTACTATACTCTGCATAATCCCAAAACCTACCTTTAGCTTCAATTAAAATTATATTACCATCAAATTCTTTTACAAAGTCTGCTTCGTATTTATGATGAACAACATACTTGATAGTATCCCAATGATGTTTCCAGTCTTTAAGAATTGTTTGATGTATATCATATTCCCAAGCACTATCATATCCTTTCGGGACATTTGTCTTCTTTGGTCTAGGTTTTCTTGGTACTCTTCTAGGCATCTAATTCCTCCAAATGAAAATTAGGATTCTTTTTAACTTGTTTATAAAACCATCTAAGACTATAAGCACTTAACATAAATCTGTTATTAGAGTAGATGTGTGTTTGCTCTGGAATAAACTCATGTAAGTTTTTCTTATTAATTTTTTTAGTATCTTCTCCTTCAGGAACCATTGACCTTATCCAATCTATTAAAAGATTTTCTGCTTTGCGTCTTAATTGTTTAGACTTTTTTTGATTCATAATTTTTTACCAGTTTCCAATAATTTAAAATGTTATTAAACATATCTCTGTGTTTGTTCTGAGATTCTTTATCCCATATATGACAAGCTATAAGCTCTGGGTTTTCTCTATCAACAAAGATAGATACTCTATCTACATCATCAAATCCACAGCCTTGTGCATACGCAGACAACTGCATACCGTGTTCATCATATACTAATTTAGCAGGGTCTTTACCTTCTAAGTTATCTTTAGTTTTAAAGTCTACAAAGATACCAGACTTAGAATATAAATCTATCTTACCACCATATCCTGAATCAGCACAGAAGGAATCTTCTGCAATCCATTCTTCATCAGGGAAGTTTTCATTTAGCCAATCTAAAATAATCTCATATGTCTTACTTGTACCTTCACCTAAGAAACCTTGTTCAATCATAGCATGAATTTCTGTACCACGTTTAGCTGCTTCTTGTCCTATTCTTTTAGAGTCTTGTTTACATCTGTATGCAAACTCTTCAAGAGTTTCTAACTCATTCTTTTCTAAGGTTAGTGCAGAGTTAAGTGCTTGATTTATTTTCCAATTCTCTAACGAAGGTTTAGCTATCATACCTAGAATGGTAGTGACAGAGGGTACTAGGTTATCTTTCTTAGCATCTCTAAGGGTAGTGTTTCTTTCTTTACCATTAGCACCTATAACTGTATACATAGGTTCACCTTCTTGAGTGTACCAGTGTCCAGATTCAGCCTTACTTTTCTTAGCCGACAATTTATTATATACTTCTTGTGTAGAAGTGTCAAGTGTTTTCTTTGATTTAGTCATTTAAAATTACTTCCATATTATTTATTATGTCTTTAGCTATTTTTATATCTAATTTAAACCATTCACCTTTACGGTCAGATGATTTTTTAGAACATAAGGAATGTGCTTTTGCTTCTGCGGAACGTCTATCATTAAAATATTTTTTAAACTTTAATTTAAAATCTCTTAACGGACTAGATGTTTGATATCCTTTACATCTATCTTTAGAATCAATAGCCATACCAACTTTAACCCAGCCTTTCCAAGCAGGATTTGTTATGATATACACTTCTCCTTCTGTAGATTTTTCATAGTTCTGTAAAGAACTAAATGCAGCATCATCAAATGTTTTGTAGTTTCCCGGTTTATATAGAGGATGACACTTCGGTACATACTTCCCATTAACATACATTCTATTTGGATTACTGTTTGGATTA